ATAATGATTTATGTCTAAAACATCTGACCGAAATGCAATCTTAATGATAGCTGTAGTGTCTGAATTGTCAGATAAATATAATTTTGATTTAGCAGAAGGACTTGCGTTAGCTTCACAAATTACACACAAAGAAGCTCTAGACATAAAGAATGGAAAATGATAAAGTGTTAACACAACTTGTTCGTTGTAGAAACCATAGTAATCCCCACTTTTATAGGTGGGATTTACTATTTATTGTGTTATAGTAAAGGAGTAGGCATGACATATTAAGTTATGTAAAACATGTAATCGAGTCAAGCGAGCCTCGACTTTAAATAAAAAAGAGCATCGACCCGTAATTGGGTTGCACTGTCTACACAGTCAACGCACTTCCGTCTATCGGAACCGTTGGCCACACCCCATATGGTATACCTGTAGTGCCCCAAAATTCTATTTTCTATTTTCTATTCTCGCCGCAAGGCAGCACGCAGTAACGATTCTCCAATCTACAGGTAGTCCGTTCGATTCGGACATGGGGTATACTAAAGACCATACTTGACGTATATGTTATACTATAAAATGTATCATGAGCAAGAGTTATGCATTCTGTAGAAAATGTGGGGAGTGGAACAAACCTTTGATTAAGGGTGCCCTATGGGACACGGCTAAGGGTAAGGTGAGAAACTATATCTGTAGGCCGTGTAATACAGCCGTCGCGAGTAAGTGCTACAAAAAAGACCCAACAGCGACCAGAAGAGCAATTAAAAAAAGCACAAGGAAATACCCACAAAAGCAAAGAGCGCGAGTCGCTGTGAACCATGCGATTAAAAAAGGGGTTTTATTAAAACCGCCCGCGTGTGCATGGTGTAGCGGCAGAGGGAGGATAGAGGGACATCACATTGATTACCATAAACCACTGGAGGTAATTTGGCTCTGTACTGCGTGCCACACTGTGGCTGATAGGGTATAATTGACACAACATATTTAACATGGCAGAAACAATTAAAAAACAAGCTGGACGACCGAAAGGTTCCAGTAATAAACTTAGAGTAGCTGACTTCTTTAATGGAGAAGAACGCGACCAACTAATCATGGAAGCTAAGCTCCTAGCCTTTGGTACAGACGACACTAAACCAGACAAGGACATGATACGTTTCATTTGGGAACAGCTTTTTGGCAAAGCTACTATGAAGATTGCAGGAGATGATACCCTCGACGCACTAAAAGTAATCCAAATCATAAAGAATGGCGACAAATAAACAATTTACAATAGACAGAGTCATAAAGAACTCAGGCATATCCTTTGATGATTTTGTTGTGTACTCACCTTTGATGAGAAAAGAAAGAGATAGAACTATATTAAAGATGCGATTGAATGGGGATACATTAGCAGGTATCGGTCTTCATCTTGGTGTGACGCAGGGAAGAGTAAGACAACTAGAAGCTAGAGGTAATGAAAGGCTTAGAAGTATCATTGCGGAAGCAAAAGGACAAAACTACTGTAGTGGTTTAACGAAGTTAGACAGAGAAGATTCTCTAATACTAAAACCAGTTTAAATGGCGACAGCACAGATTAACCTATTACCAAAGCAAACCGAAGCCTGGAACGCTTGGGAGTCTAAGGACGTTACCGAGCTAGGTTATGGTGGTGCAGCTGGTGGAGGCAAGACCCGACTAGGTTGGTACTTAGTTATAGCTACCGCTGAGATGTACCCCCACTCTCGTGTTGCTGTTGGTCGTAAAGAGTTAAAGAACTTTAAAGCTACTACACTCCTAGAACTATGGGAGATATTCAAAGAGATGAGTTACGTAGATGGGAAGGACTACAGCTACAGCGATCAGAAGTCAGTGCTGACCTTTGCTAATGGTTCCGAGGTAGTACTTAAAGATACCGCCTACAGCCCACAAGACCCCAACTACACGGCACTAGGAGGTCTACCCCTTACTTGGGCATGGCTTGATGAGTCTAACGAGACACCAGAGAAAGCTAAGGATATTTTAAAGACTAGAGTAGGACGTAAGAATTATCTCAAAGATGGTATCTGTGTTTCTAATGTTAAAGAGGGTGACGACTACGAGGAAATCAAACCGTTCTGGCTAGAGACTTTTAACCCTAACAAGGGACACGTACATCGTGACTACTACAAACCCTGGAAGGAAGGGAAAATGCCTAGCTATAGGGCTTTTATACGGGCACTACCCGGTGACAATCCTCACCTATCAGATGCCTACATCACAGGACTAGAACGATCAGACAAGGTAACAAGGGAGCGGCTGCTTAAAGGAAACTTCGAGTTTGATGATGACCCACAGAAAGTAATGTTCTATGAGTCTATCCTAGACCTTACGACTAACACACTGATTAAGAACGACGACACTAAAATAATGGTGGCTGACATAGCACGCTTTGGAGGGGACAAGATTGTGTTCGGTCTATTTAATGGACTAAACCTATACGGTCTATACGTGTACACCTACCAAGGTATTGATGAGACTATCGCCAAGATGAAATCAGTTATCATAGAGCAAGGTATTGGCTACATGAATGTATTAGCAGATGAGGATGGTATCGGAGGTGGAGTAGTTGACGGACTAAGAGGTATCAAAGGTTTCACAGGGAACGCCACACCACTACCTATCTGGGACTTTGTAAAGAACAGGCTTACACCTGCTAACTACAGGAACTTTCGTAGTCAGTGTTACTTCAAGCTAGGAGAGACAGTAAACAGTAGGAACATGTCTATCAATATTACTAAGTTCGTAACCAACATCGAGGGCTACACAGTAGAGAAAGCCTTGTCGGACATAGTAGAGGAACTAGACGCTATTAAGAGTACAGACAACTCAATAGATACAAAGCTGGCTATCATCCCTAAGAGTGAGATAAAAGAGCAGCTAGGTCGCTCACCTGACTTTGCTGACGTTTTAATGATGCGTATGTTCTACGAACTAAAGGATGTACCAATTGACCACACAGAAGAACTGCGTGAAGAAGTAGCTCCTTATAACCCAGCTATCTAATCGTGGTATAATACTGTGACATATGCCAACTAAAAAACAAACCAAACCAAAGGCGTACTCTTTACTGATGACGTTCAACGGTGAGTCTTTTACGGCTGAGACAAATGACCTAGATGCAGCACTCAAAGCAATGAAGCCAGCACTGCTACACACTGAGTCATACGTTACAGCTACCAAAGGTGAGGAGGTATCAGAGCGACGACTATCACGAGTGCAGACACAGCGGATGTTCCTAGATGATGTCACTCGACAGGTGTTCGTAAATAACTTACTTCTAAACTAATTACTATGACAGAATATACAGATGTATTCGGGTACATCACAGCAGAGAAGAATAACTACCGCACCGTTCGCGTCCCGATCACTAACTCTAAGGACTGGAACATGTATGAACACGTGGAACGCTGCACTAACGTAGCTAACGCTTGGTTCAACAAGGGAGCTAACGACGGTATGCGGCCATACAACGACATCGTAACGCCTGTTATTGATGTTGCTTTTCGTACCGAAGGCTTTGATGTTAAAGATATCATTCCGTATGTAAACAGTGCAGACGACTACTACAAGTCATTCCTAATCAAGAAGTATCACCCTAAGTGGGCAAGGACAAACGAACTAGACACCTTTATTGACGAGGTGGTGGAGACATCTATTATCTACGACCTAGTGATTGTAAAAGACGTAAATCAGACACGCCCAGAGGTAGTAGACCTAAAGACTCTAGCGTTCTGTAACCAGGTGGACGCATCACAAGGGCCTATCTGTATGCAACACGACTATTCCGTTGCAGACCTTACAGAGTTTAAAGGGAAATGGGATGCTGATGCTATCGACAAAGCTATTGTTCTATCTACAGCAAGTAAGAAAGTAGCACTAGCTAACGACCAAGAAGCTAAACTACCAAGCAAGAACATCGAGTGTTTCGAGCTACGAGGTAATCTACCTGAATCATGGTTAAAGGATGACGGGAACAAAGACAAGTACGTACCACAAATGCACATCGTTTGTTATTACACAGATGAGTCAGGCAAGAAGCAAGGTATTACTCTATTCAAAGGAAAGGATAAACCACTAGCTGATAACTTTAAGTTCCTAAAGATTGATGGTGTACGTTCTAAAGGACGAGCATGTGGACGATCTGTAGTAGAACGAATGTTTGACCCGCAAGTGTGGGCTAACTATGCAGGTATCAAAATCAAAGAACTACTTGATTCAGCTATCAACGTAATGGTTACTGATAGTGAACAGCTACGAGGACAGAAACTAACTGACCTAAAGAACAACACACTGCTACACCAAGAGAAAGGAGCAACCACATCACGACTGGACGGCACACTACAAAACCTAGGTGCACTACGAGAGGAACAGCAAGCACAGACAGAGAACGCACGTATCCTAGGTTCAGCATCAGAAGGACAACTAGGTATCAACCCTGTGTCTGGTACACCGTTTGCACTAGAAAATAAGGTTATCACTGAGAGTCAGGGAATCCACGAGTATCGACAGGGTAAGATTGCTACGTTCTTTGCGGATGTTCTTTACCGTGACCTAATCCTAAAGTATCTCGTTAAAGATATGAACGCTGGCAAGACATTCTCAGAGGAATTGACTATGGATGAGATGCTAGAAATCTCTGAAAAGGTAGCGACTAATGCTGCAAACCGTGAGATAATGCAACTAATCTTGGACGACAAGATGCCAACTCCAGAAGTGCGCGACGAGCTAATCAAGATTAAAAAAGCAGAGTTTATGAAAGGTGGCTCTCGTAAGTTTATGGAGGTACTAAAGGGTGAACTAGACGGTTTACCAATGGATGTACTTATCAATATCAAAGGGAAGCAGAAGCGAATGGCGCAGAACGCAGACAAGATTACCAACATCATCAGAGAGATCATTGCGAACCCACAGGCGTTTCAACAGATTCCTGGTATCGGTAAAGCTTTCAACGAGCTACTAGAAGAATCAGGTATGAGTGCAATCGACTTTACACAGATTACTACTCCAGAGGACTCAGCAGTAGCACAAGGGGAAGCACAGGCCCAAGCACCACAAGCTCCACAGCTACCAGAACAACTAACACAATAATATGCAAGAATATCTCAACGACCTAGAAATAGTTAAAATCGAAGCCTTTTGTGCAGACAAAGACATGTACGAGGCAGTCAAGAAAGTAGTGCTACAACACATCTACTCACAAGGGACACTCAAAGCTGGAGAACCAGCAGACCCATTGAAGAACCGAGCCTTCCAACTAGCACAGCACTGTACAGAGAACCCAGTGACTAACGAAGCTATGGGGGCACAACTACGGGGAGTATGGGAAGGAGTCAACGCATTAGAGAGCGGCTACAATGAGTTGAACAACATTAAAAGCGTAGGGAAAGCTGTAATCAGCCCACTACAAAACGAAGCAGAATAATATGACATCAAACTATAAGAACCTAACAGCATCAGCACAGATTAAATCAACAGCTGGAACACTAGTAGGAATGTATGTAAACAGTACATCATCAGGGACTATCAAGTTCTGGGATCAGACAACAGCAGCTGTACCAGTATTGAACAACACAATCACACCAGCTATCGGATACCACGAACTAGGAAATGTATCTTTTAACACAGCACTATACGCAACCATTGGTGGAACACTAGATGTGACACTTTACTATGTTTAAACAAGCTAAAGCAGCTGTAGCAAAGATCGTTGTCAAGAAGACTGTAGCAAAGAAAGAAAAAGCAGTACCAACAGTGTGTACTAACTGCTTAGCATCGGGACTCCGTTGCCGAGTATGTGGTACAGATGTGGTATAATACTATTAACAAGGCGTGACTTTGATAAACACGTAACCAAAAATAACTAGACCTTCACTATGATCAACGAAGAATTGAACCAGGATGATACCCTTGATACAGAATTAGAGGAAGTAGCAGAAGATACAGTAGAAGAAGCACCCGAAGAAGAACAAGGTGTCGAGTATTGGAAGGCTGAGGCTCTCAAAAACAAAGCGATCTTAGACCGCAACAAGAATAAACCACAGAAAGCACAGAAGAAACAAACACAATCAGATGAGTTTGATTATGGAGAATATGCTTTTCTAGCACAGAAAGGAATTGAGAGCGACGACGACATCAAGTTCGTACAAGACTGCATGGCAGATTCAGGGAAATCTCTACGAGATACACTGAACTCAGGATGGTTTAAATCAGAGCTATCAGAACGGCAGCAACTAGACTCTACAGCATCAGCAGTGCCTAAAGGTAAAGCAGCTAACACAGCAGCTACAGACGACGTAGCATACTGGTCAGCTAAACCTATCGAAGAAGTACCGCGAGAAATGCGAGCAAAAGTCGTGAGTGCGCGACGAGCTAAAGAGCAAGACCAAGGCAAATTCTACAATTCATAGCAGACTCGTATGGTTGATTACTATAAACAATCAATTATATGGCTATTATCCCAACAATAGAAATCGAAACAACATTGCAGGAACGTCTTGACGCACCTACAGTTTGGAAAGATGTTCTAAAAGTAAAGTACACAAACACAGGAATCCTAAAGAACCCCTACCTTACAGACGCAACTGTCTACACAGGAACACGAGGAACTGGATACGATTCTACAGCAGTAGCAACTGTAGATGATTCTGTAACTATCAACACATACGTTGGTACTTCACAGCACATCGACGACGCTGACCTAGCGCAAAAAACTTTCTCAGACTTCATGGAGATCGCAGAAAACATGGGTACAATGTTGAACGAAAAAGTTGAAACACAAATGCTTGCAGAGCACGCACAATGGACAAACTTTGACAACGCATCAATCGGTGGAGCTGCTGGAAACATCACTGTTTCAGTATCAAACATCAAAACTATCATCGGAGCTATGAAGACAGCTATCCGTACAGCAGGAGGTGGAGACATGCTTGCTCGTAATGGTGGATTCATCGTATGGCGAGAATCAGATTACGAAAAAGTAGAAGCACTAGCATCAGCAGAAGGATTCAACACAGCTGACATGGTACTAAAGAATGGTATCTCACAAGTAAACGGAGGATTCGTATACTTAGGAATTACACACTACAGTTCATCAAAGCACGCAGCTGGACACGTGTTCGGAGGTGTAAAAGAAGCATTCATGGTAGGTATCGTGAAAAGCACATACGGACGAGTAAAGACTATCATCAACCCTGTTGTTGCACAGAAGCAAATCTCAGGTGTTGGTCTAGAATCACGAGTTGACAACAAGTTTGTCGCTTGGACAAAGATGGTACCTGTACTATTCGATATCCTAGTAGCTTAGTTTTAAGTAGGAAGATAAACTTTATCAACTAACATAAAACATTATGGCACTATCACAAGGAAAACGACCACTATTCGAGGCAGTACAAGTTAAGGCTTTCAGTCTTACACCTGACGACTCAGAGAGTGCGTTGAACATCATCGAAGCAGGAGTTACAGCAGTACGACTTGGAGCAAACGTGAACGGGGTTACAGACTTTGTAACACTACCGTCAC